TTCACTATTATACGGAATTATTTCATCTACATATTTTATTCCATTTAATTGTGTATAACGCTCAACAACAGTTTGAACTGGAGCGTTCTTTTCAGGCCTATCTATACTAGGATCTGTTTGTAATCCTACTATAAGATAGTCGCATTGATCTTTTGCTTCACGCAACATAGTAACATGTCCTGCGTGAAGTAAATCGAAGGTCGATGCGGTGAAACCAATTCTCATTGTTTTTTACTTTCTTCTGCTATTTTTTCCCAATACTCTTCTAGTGATAGTTTAGGCATTGCTGCTAAACGCTTTTCATTTTCTATTCTATGTTTGCGGGCTTGTCTAATACCCCACCAAAACCATAGCCGCCAAAATATTTTTGTAGATGTAAGCCAATCTTTTATTCGTACCAATGAAATTTATTCCTTTTACCAAAACCCATATGATTATCGTATCTACGAATTGCGTGATTAATAATTGTCCATTTAACCCAACTGTCTTGACAATGACCTTTTTGCCACCAAAATAATCTATCTATAATAGGAACAATATGCCATTTACGATCACGTTTTCTTTGCCACATCCTTGCACTTATAGTTTGATTATTTCTGCCACCAAACACTGTATTCCAAAAAATACTCCATGCTACGAATATTCTTTTAAAATACCGTTTCATTAAAACCCAAGTTTATCTTTAATTAATCTATAATCTTCGCTATATGTTGATTTTATTATTCTCGGTAATGTAGATAAATTTTCAAGGTCATTTCCAAGTGTACTAATACTATACGATGATAAGGGTAGACTTTCTGCAATATTATATTTTTTGTTTAAAGACTCTAAGTTATCATAATAGTAAAATTCTATATTAGCTTTTGTTTTGCGAAGTAAATTTGCTATCCACGTATTTTGTAAACTAGTATTATCGTCATACATTAGTGTATTAGCATAATCATCTAAAACTTGCTGTTCAAGATCGACATCACCGCTTGTATATTTTACTACATTATCAATCCAACGAGTTAGAGGATCTCTTAATATAACAACATACTGACTGTAATCTTTACGGACAATATCTCCAGTTTCAGAAATATTATCCTTTAGCCAATCATCTGCGTTACCTGGTATCCACATAAATGCTACACCATCTTTTACGCTACAATCCATTTTCTCTCTCCCAAAGCCATTCATGACAGTAAAACATAACACTGCCTGCTGGAATACTTGCAAGAGATAAACCCAATGTATACATAAGATCACCTCCGGTTAGTAATGCATAAGACATAAACCAAATAAGCCCAGTTAGTTGCCAAGTGCAAGTTTTTATAATACGCCTATAATTCATTTAATCTCCAAATTCAAACAAACTGCCGAACGTAGTATGCTGTTTAGTATCTTCTAATGGATAGTTAAGCACACCAATTAAGTTATCTAATTTGTTGTCAATAATAGTTTCTGCCATTGCATCATCATCAAATGGCAATTCCTTAAACCAATCTGGCAAGCGTAGTTCATCTGTTGGATACGCAACGCTAGTATAGCCTAACGGATTTGGTTTTAATTTACAAACAATAACTTTCATACCATCTACTATCTCTTGCGAATATTTATCGCCGTTCATACGCTTGAGTGTATTCCAGTTTATTGAAGCTCGAACGTGTCCTGGCATATTTGCTCTGCCTTGCTTTTCTTCAAGACGTTGATAATGACCTACTTTATTTGCACGTTTGGGAGAACCTTTTTCCCAACCTGGGCGATTACTAAATTCTTTACGGAATTCTGTAATACTATCAAGTATTTCTTTTTGTGGTACATCAGTAAGCACCATAAGCAATAGCTCACTTAAAAACTGCTGCATAAAAACCGGAGTATCCGAACGGCGCAAGTCCAAGCCCATTGCTTTTACTTTGCCCGGCTTTCCGTCTGTATCACTTCTAAAGCCTTCTATGTCATACACAAGTGCAGCGTAACGCTTCTTAGTAATATATAAGCCGGATTCTGCTACAATTTCTCTTGCTGCTGCAATAACATCTGAACGGCTTTTAGGGCAATGAAATGCTTGCATCATAAAGTCTGGAAACGTTGCATTTGCTGCTTCGCATACCTGATCATACAGTTTGATTACATTGTCTTTGTCCCACGGCAAGTTACCTGCATCAATTTCACTTTTAAGCGTAGGATATCCACTAAAATAACAAGAGTCAGTGTCGCCGTATATCATTGCTTCACCAACATGATCATACGTGCCTGTAATGACCTTGTTTACTTCTGCTGACATATGTTTAACAATAGTACGTCCTGTTAGTGTAGTAGACTGCCCAATACGTTTATCGAAAAAACGGCACCCAGGGTTGAGAATAGCACCATACAAACTGTTCAAGTTAATCTTCTTAACCAACTGACGTTTGTCCCAGTATTCAATCTCTGCTGTGTTACCTGCGTCTTTTGCTTTCTTCAGCATTTTCTGCAAGTCTTTACGTTCGCTATACCAGCGTTTTAAGATACCCGGAATAACGCCTTCGAACTCTGTTGTAAATATAGTACCGTTTGAACTAAGCATCCAAGGTTGATTACTATCAAAGATTAATTTGTGTATTTCAGCACCGCTTAGTACGTCACTACCACCGTTTTCCCAGTCAATAGTAAGTGCAATGTCCTTGCGTTGCTCCATAACTGCTTCGTATTCTTCTGTGCTAAAACGCCCTTCCCAACTGCCTGCAAAAGATTTTTTCTTTAGACCCATGTCTTCTGTTACACGAGCATCTGATATTTCAGGACGTATTTGTCCTACAACTGTTTCAGGTGCCATATTCAATGCACGAATCACACTCGGATACAGTGAGTTCAAATCCATCGAACCAATCCACTTGTGCAATCCCTTCTTTGGAAATGCAACATATGCACCTGCTGCTTGTGTGTTTTCGTCATCACGCTTTGGACGATTAGGAACCTGTAATCCTCTGTGATGTGCTTCATTAACAATAGCTTGTTCTGTAACAGCAACAGCGCCCATTGTAGTGGCTAGCAAAACAGTGTTTGCATGTGCTAGTTCGTTTGACAGATCAATAAAACGTAGTTTCTTGTCCAGCTTGTCAAGTAATGCAGTATCTTGGATGTTATATTCAATAAACTTACGGAAGTCATTGTTATATAGTTGATCAAGTGTGCCTTCATATGGCACTTTGTTTTCACCTACTTCGATCTCGCCAATTGCATCCAATCGATATGAGTGACGTTCTTCGTATGTGTACTTGCGATACAGTTCTAAACTGTCTAAGTGTACACGACCTACTAAGTCAAATGTAACTGCTTGCTTCCCGTATTTTTCATATTCACGCTTCTTAGGCAGTTGTCCCCACAAGCAAAAACGTCTAGTGTCATCTTTGCTTAGTACACGCATAGTTCTGTTTACAGTATACGGAATATCATAACCTTCTGAGTTCCAACCGCTTAAAATATCAGCGTCTTCGATTAGCGTTAAGAAAGTGTCGATCATATCGCCTTCACGTTCAAACAGCATTACATTTTCAATACCTTCAAGTTCTGCTTTTGCTTGATCCATTGTAAGTGTTTTTGGCGGCACTGCTAAACACACCATTGTTTCTAACCACTGTAAGTAAACACTTATAGAGGTGATTGGCATGAAAGGATCAGCAGGATCAGCAAACCCACGCTCTGGATCAAAGTCAGTCTCAATATCGAAGAACGCAATATTAAGTTTAGGCGCATCTTGATTGAGATAGTTTTCAGACAATGACTGAAATATTGGATTAATATCACTCTCAAAAAGTTCCTTGCCTTTGTTTATTGCTACTTCTTTACGAAAGTCTTTTGTATTCTTGCATACAACTCTACTAAGAGGATCTCCGTACACACTCTTGTACTTGCCTCTTGGGTCTTTATAATAAAATGTATATTTTGCTTGATATTCGCGGTACTCTCTTTTACCGTCTTTGCGTTCAACTACACGGATCATATCTTGATCACGGTCAAACAATGCGTCTACATAACTCATTCATTCTCCTGTTGCTTGTGGCCAACTAACCTTCTACCTGTCCGTAAGTGGACGACTCTATAATATATATTACAGTATGAATAACTGCACCATAGCAATTGAGTTCATTACAACAAACCAACTACATAGCACAATTGCAAATGCTGCTTTTCTAATAACTGTACTAACTACACCAAGTATACTACCAATTAAGTATAATGGAATAAAAAGTTCTGTTGCAGGATCAAGCACTGTAAATGTAAGTATAGCACTTGCTGCAATCAAAACTGTTGTTTCTACCATTTCGCAATAAAATGCTAGAGGAGAAAGCCTGTAACTTTCTTTACAAAAGTCTATGACAGACTTTATCACTTGTCGACGCCAACTGTAGCAACAATAGTTTCCAAGTCTTCAAACTCGTCTTGATGCTTGTCCCAGTCACGTTTCATTGCAACTTTAATTGCTTTATTAATAAGAGAAGGCTTTACGTTCAATTCTTCTGCTACTGCCTTTACAGTATCTTTAAGTCCTGCGTTTAGATCTTCAATTTCTTGTAAAACAGTTACGCCTTCTTTGACTAGACGTTCTAGTTTTGCTTTTTCTTCTTGCCCGTAGGTACGATCACTCATATGAATACTCCTTATATGATTATTATATATGCATTAAGGATAAAAGTCAAGTGTTATTACCACTTGACGGAAAGTTTTTTTGTAAGATCTCTTTGGGCTTTTACAGCGTTCATACAATTTAGTATACGCTTTGTTTTTTCGTAAGGGCGATGATAGTGATGCTTTGAATCCCATGTTTTATCTGCATCCATTTCTTTGCGTAGTTCACTACCTAGTAATTGTTCTATATACCGCAAATCGTCTTCAGTTAAGTTTTTAAATTGTTTAGCAACCATTGGATCCCCCTTATTGGCTATGAGTTATTTATCTTTGCCCAAAGTACTTCAAAATCTTCCGAGTATGCATAAAGGGGCGCTCCGTCTGCACCATCCGACCAGAGTCGTTTAAAATACCCGTCGGCACAATCTATTACTGTTTCGGGAGATGCGTTAAGATGGCCTTTGACCATATAAAATAATCTATATTCCTCTTTAAGGTCATTTCTTAACATAACGTATTTAACTGATAGTATAAGTTAGAGCGCTAACATTACTCAAATACGCCTGGTGAATTGTATGTAATTATTTCAAATCCTTTAAGCTCTTGTTTGTAACTATACATATCACCTAGTATAAGATAATTAAATCCTTGCTCTCTAAAGTATGCACATTCACTACGTAAACTTTTGTAACCTAATTTAAGTTTAGGATTTTTATAGTTCCAAGCAAATTGATCTGCGTGTGCAATTTTTTTACTTGGATATACATAATAACAACTCCAGGCTACTAGTACATCGTGGTCGTAGTATCCAAACACTGTGCCTCTTGTCCAGTCTTCTCTGTATATAGGATAAATGCTATCAAATTTTTTATACTCTATATACTCTTTATATATATTTTCACATTCTGTAAAATGAGATTCATTTAATAATTTAAAATCTATAGTTTTATATTTTGTCTTTTGTAAATTAAGTCGAGTAGTCATCTACTTTGCACATCTTTTTTATAATCTTCAGGCCAGTACTTGTAGTATCCTAATGAGTCAAGATGCTTACGTGCTTCTTTAAGTTTAGAACGCTCTTGTAGTAGAACAAGTCCGTGCTCGCCATTGTTTAAAACGACAGTGTCGATTTCTTCAACTTCGTCTGGATGATCTTCAAGCGCAACAAGACCCCAGTTATTTAGAACTTTTCGCTGTACACTTTCTACTAATTCTGTAAGTTCGTATGCAGATATTTTGGTAGGGTCAAATGCAAAAATTATGACTTCTTTACCGGGCCACTGATATGCATAATTACTTA